CGTCCTCCTCCTCGTCCTCCTCCTCGTCCTCCTCCTCGTCCTCCTCCTCGTCCTCCTCCTCGTCCTCATCCCCCATCTTACCAATGCCGTCAAATCCCTCGAGCGCACCGTCGTCATACTCCTTCTCTCCGTCCTCCTCTCCGTCCTCTCCGTCCTCATCCTCGTCCTCGACCATGTAGTCGGAGTCGTTCTGGTCCTCCACCTCGTCCTCGGACTCCTCCTTGCGGGGGCGCTTGCGCTCGGTCCATGGGTCCTTGATCGTCTCGGTAGGGGGAGTCACTAGGTTCCTCTTAGCGCGGACGCTAGAGTGGAGCCGGAGGAGCGTGTGATGCAGCATGACCATGAAGTGCGCTTGCAAGATGCGTTCGCAGTCGGGTTTGCTTTCTGATCACAAGGGATCACATGTGTACCCTCCCCCCCTCGGGAACGGCTGGGGGGGCGGGGAGGTTACGCATGTGTAACCCAATAACGGTTACTTCCTGAGCGGGAAACACAAACACACATCATCCACATCTATGATTCATAAAGCGGATCTTGACTGGCACGGGGACCTGGCTGACACTGACGAGGAACTGGAGTTTGATCGCTTTGAAGGACACACCACCTTGGTGTACGAAGAGGATGGTACCACCCGGTTTTCTAACCACGAGTTTGTCGACACCCATGTCGCCGCTGGGCTTCTCGATGCCGATGTTGATCGTTTCTTCCTCAGTAGCCCGGTCGAGATGAAGTACTACGGAGCTGTTGCTCCAGACGTGAAGATTTACCTTCTGCGCAACCGCTTGATGCGGAAGGAGAACATGGCCCTCTGGAAAGATCTCAATATTCGAGAGAAGGGCCCAGTGATGCTTCACCACATGACGAACAAACCAAGGGTCATCCTGCTGCCCCACAATCTGGAAGGTCCCATTGAGGTCTACAAGTCCGCGCCTTTGAAAATATCCACTCCTCAATCCTGCTCAGCCTCGCCGCCGATTCCAGGGACATTCAGAGAGCCGGTGTTTTTTTGAGGAAGAGATATACGATCGTATATCTCTTCCTCGATTGTGTCTTTCGCAATGTATCTGATGACTTCTACAGGGCTCGTTTGACCTATTCTGTGGCACCTAGCGATAGCCTGGCGTTCTATTCCGGTGATAAACTCACCAGATCCGTCTATAGTGTCTAGAAGAATAACACGTTTCGCCATTGATAAATCACATCCGCTGCCTGCATTCAAAGTACTCAAAAGAAGCAAGTTATAGTTATCATCAAATGAAAACTTTTCTGTAGTAGCCTTTTTTTGCATTATATTACCTCGACAGAATAACACCTTTTTTGAGTTATCTTGTGATATGCATTTACCAACATCTTTTAGTAACTCATCCCATTGAGAGAATATTAACGTCTTGATATCTGGAGTATTATTCAACAAGTTCATAAGATTGAATAATTTGCTGCCATATTTTTTCAACATTTCATCATTGTGATTCATATTCGCATTTACTTTGATGATATCGCTCAATTTGTATTGCGTGCGACATATTGGACATTTGTCATTTGATCTAATTGCCAATGGTAAGCAGTTTGAACATATGTTGTGTCCACAAGTTTTTATTACACAAGGAGAATTATCTTCTTCATTCATTTCTTCAAGACATATAACACATTCTGTTTGTTCAGTTTTCTTGACATAATCGATTGTTTTGCTGGTATCATTCAAATATTTCTCGCATTTATCCTTCATTATTAAAAACTGTTTCAAAGTAAATGCTTCTCTAGACCTAGCTTCAATATCGGGTACTAAAACTTTCAATTGATCTACTCGTTTATTGTGAACTTCCAGCTGATTCTTGAGATCCTTTACTTTGTTTTCTAAAAATACTTTGATGTGATCTTTCATTTCATCAATAGTCTTAACTTCAGTTTCTGAAGCCAAACACTTTGCTAATCTTGCATAAGAACATACTTTCAACTGTTGCTCTCTTCCTTCAGATCTTATTCCATCATATATAATTCTTTCGGATTTGTTCAATTCTATCCTGATAACCATCTCTTGCAAGGGGGGTAATTGTACTTCTTCGTAAGTTTGATTTTTTACATTCGATTTTGAAATTATTTTGACTATGGAATCGTTTATGCTAATATTGTTGCATTGCTCTTCACCAAGTAGCTTGTATGGAATAAAATGTGTAAAAAGTGATGTGTTTACCGCTGGTGTTCCAGATATGAACCAGGTTTTGTCTGAATTCAAAGATGATACATATGTACTTACAGTTGGGTAGCAAGAGTTAGCTAATTCGTGAAATTCATCAATTATTATTCTTCCCCATTCGAAAATGTGAGGAACAAAGATTTGTTTGTCTTGTACTTCTTTAGGCTGTTTTTTGAAATCTTTCAAAAATGCTTCACCTTTTCTTGTTGTATTGCAGCTGTAATAATCCATTTGACCTCTAAATGAGGGGTTGCAGAAAATGTTGAAGGATATGAGAACAAAATCATACATTCCACTCATTATGTGCTTGAAAGTGATTTTTTCTACTTGATCTTTCACTGTGATTGTTATGTAGTTGAGATCTGTATGTTTGTCTATCTCTTTTGACCAATGGGAAATTATGTGCGATGGACATATAATCAATGTCGCTTTTGGCCTCAAACGGGTTGTACAAGGTTTTATAGGGCAATTCAAACAAAGAGCTATTGTCGTGAGAGTCTTTCCCATGCCCATGTTATCAGTCAAAAAGCCACCCCTGAATTGTACATCTATTTTTTCACATTCCTCTGTATTACAGAGTATGTCGTTTTTGGTCAGCCATACCTTCGAGTTTTTAGTAGCGAGACAGGTGTATTGTCTCGATATTTCTTCGAAAACCACACCCGCTTCAAGATCGATCATTTTAGACAATGAAGTTTTTTGAAACTCATATAATTTTGTCTTAAGACCACTTGGTGATTCTTTTTTACCAAAGTATGGTACGTCTTGTTCGAAACAGTCAGAAATCAAGCTGGCTATGTTACTCCGCCTGTGATTTCTGTAACGGTCATTGATGTAATTCAAAATTCTTATTTCCTGGGGTTGAGACATCACCTGGCAAAAAAGTATTTCTCTTCCGGGGAACCTGACACCATCTTTGATTGCTTTTGAAACTTCAGATATGTTTATGTAGGCATCTACATATATTGAATTGTTGTTTGAATATGAAGCATTAATAGTCCAATATTTGTCATCTAAGTTCTTCAAATGCTTCAGAACCATGTTATACTTATTTTTGACGAAAGTCATCTTTTCAGTGCCACAGTAAACACCACTTTTATTTATTTTGAGCTCATTTGATGTATTATACAAGACCACTGAAGATGCATTAATCCACCACAATTCTCTTACTACAAAAAATATATCTTCATACCTTTCAGGTGAAACCGTAAACCATGGTAATACTCTCATTGTTTAGTTTTATTTATATTTTACTTTTAAAATGAAACCTCAAAAACCAAGAGTATCAATTGATTTAGACTCAACATTTATTACCATAAAGTGGAGTGCCATACCTAATGCATCTTATTACACAGTAAAATATACATTAGTTTCTGATGATAAAATAATTAACACTTTGAATGTAACAACGTGTAATGTTCTGCTAACTTCGTTGTATCCAGACACTGAATATATAGTATACGTGAACACTACAGTGATAACTCAGTCAAGTCAATTTACAAATTTGAAATTCAGAACACTTTCCTCAAATTTAATGGAAAATAAAGGATCCGGAGTTGGACTGTATCCATCAGATTTCAGTGACATGTACGACCTAGCTGAGACAACAATAGGATATAAATTTGACCCTGAATCGGATTCACTTTATGTAAATGGAAATTTCTTTCAATTTTGTTGTTTTGACCTAGGGATCGTGAAAAACAAACCACACCTTGACTTGCAGCTTCAAGGGGCATCTGGAGACTGGAGAACAAACTCAGAAAAAAACTGCTATTTCGACAAGACCTTAGTTCAGGTAAAAATAGATGGATACACAGGCTGGATGGATGCAAATAGTTTGCGAGTCCCCGGAGTACAAGACAAAGAAGATGGAGCGAGAGTTTTTGATAATATAGTGAGTGATGAATGGAACTCCATAAGAGTGACTCTATCCAGTGTCACTTCTCCAAACGGCAGCTGGCAAGGGACATTGTATGTTAGAATAGGTCTGTCGAAAACAGAACAAAGTATTTGTGGTGTAAAAATTTTATCTTAATGTATATCATATATGTCACTACAGTTCACAAATATAGATGACGCATTCTCACCACTATCACAAAAAAAACGTAAGGAAAAGAGACCATCGGAACCCGTGTATGAATATGACGAAGTACCTCCTCCCCAGCAACATCCCGGACAAGTCCCTTTGCCACCACAACAACAAATAGTAGTGGATCACAACAAATCACTAGCGGAAGAAATATTCGCAGTACAACCTTACATAAACAATTTGTTCATGTTAATTGTACTCGGAATGTTGTATGATATAAGACAGGCAGCCCTAGATTGTAAGCTGTATATGGTGAAGCACTCGGCCTAACTCTGAACAATCAAACAGTCACACTAGTTATGTTTACGGCAGTGTGGAACATGATGACGGGATCCTGAAAAATACTAAGCCATGATGTATCCCGTGCTACAGTAAGTACAGAATAAACATTGTCAATATCGTGGTGCTTCAAGATGTCAATTACAGATATATCGTTCCCAATAAATGTCGCGACCGGCCCGGAATACACTTCTAGTAAATCTGTAACATCACGAGTATTTCCGAGCTCGTCAATTGCAATAGCTTGAGTGCAGCGGTACTTGCCGATCTTTTTCACGCATTGTGGGATTGTAATGCTGTTTCTACATATCTTGTACAGAACATCAGCAACCGTATAAGTGATTATAAAGTAGTTGATATTTTCAGGCAATTGAGATGGAGTTGTCACTTCGATTTCAGTATTATCTTCGTTCACTGCGCAAATCGATATCTGTTCATATTTACGAGTCACGTTTTTCTTCTTGAACATTGGAAACAACATAAGTGCTGAAATTGTGAGTATGAAAAACATGTCTAGTTGTTGCGAGCTATTGAGATCTCTTTAATACTTTTTTCGCGAGGCTTGCAACGTACTTTATTCTCATCTACTATGATTTCCATCTGAAAGCCTAATTTTTCCTTTGCTATCGCTTCCGCTAATTTTTTGGAGCACATGTAAACATACTTATTGTACTTTAGTTTCATATCAGGTTTGTACCCTATAACTTTGAATGACGATTTTCTCACAATGACCACGAATCTTTGTTTCGATAATTCTTGATTAATTTTCAATTCATCTCTGGTTTTTGGCTTTTCTGGCTTTTCTGGCTTTTCTGGCTTTTCTGGCTTTTCTGGCTTTTCTGGCTTTTCTGGCTTTTCTGGCTTTTCTGGCTTTTCTGGCTTTTCTGGCTTTACTGAAATTGAAGATTTTGGTTTGATCCTGTTTAATTTTTCCTGTTTAATTTTTTGTCTTATTTTTACTATCTTCGCACCAGCAAGAAGTTTGTTTACTATCTTCACACCAGCAAAAAGTTTCTTTGTATTGTTTGTTATGTTTGCCTTGACAAGAATAGGTATCTGTCTTATGTACTGTGGAACTGCTTCGGCACGAATAAAAAATCCAACTTCACGTGAATGCAGAAATTTTTGCTCCTTTTCATTCAAAGTATTTTTTTGTTTAGTTAGATGATTTTGAAGTGCGATTGCAGGGTTTGCATATGGTTGTTTCATTGTGAAAAACTCATTCTTACTTTTTCTTATTACACCAGTTCTCCTATTTTTGTTATCCCTGTCGAAAACCCACCCGGCTTTTAACACTGAATTTTTATTAGAATTCTTGACGCGCGGTCGCAGTGTAAACAAAAGGTGGAAAATTTGTTCTTGACTATTTTTTGATAGAGACAGTTTTTGTTTATCTGGAACATCACTTTTAGTCACAAATGTTCCGTAATCCATTGAAAGCGTCTTTTTCCAAGAAGACTTCTTGAAAGTTACATATTCTGCGTTTTTCATAAGGTCTGACTTTATTCTGCTAGAGGGTATTTTTGCATCTAAAGCCTTATTAGTAAAGTCTTTTATAACTTTCTTGGTAAGATCTTTAGATGATCCTGAAGCATTTTCTACAGTCTTCAACCAATGTTCATACAAACCAGTTCGCATCAATTGCACAGCAAATTTATATTTCATTAGTTTGGCACCCCTGGTGTTTTGAGGGGTATTTTCTCCCTTTTCCTTTATCGTATTGTTTTCCGCGACCGTTGCACTTTCTCCTCTGATATAGTTCTTAAACATATTAGCATTTGCTGCTTTTGTCCTCATATTTTCAAATATGAGGTTTTGCTCCGTTGACTTCATACCCTTGTGAGATTTGAGTTTATCCACTTCTGAATTCGAATCATAAATATTTAGTCTTCTATCACGATCGCAATGAAGCAGCTCACGCACATTGTCTGCCATAACTTTACTTTGACCGAGCAAGACACCGGTAGTGTTCGCGTTGCACACCTTGCTGGCGAATGTGTACAACTCTTGTGTGAGATCACAATTGCGTCCACACTGGAACAAAGCAGCATCATATCCCATGTATGTGGAAAAGTGCCGTAAGGGCACGGTATCGCTTGGTTCCAAATGTTTGATTTTGATTCCAAATGTTTCCACTCCCTTCGGTATAGTTTTTGCTGGACTTCTAACAGCAACTTTGCTCGTCAATTCCTTTCGTGTGCGCGTGGCCATTACGACAGCTGGTGAATTCGAATTAGTTTTGTTGTTGTTAGTTTTGTTGTTGGCCTCATTGACGGCACTGGTTTCGCTTCTGTTTGCGCTGGGGGGATTAGAATTCGCACTAGGTGAAGTGTTTGCCGATTCTTCGTTACCCTTAGACAAAGATGGAGAATCGTTCGAAAGTTGTCTCACTGGTGAGGGTGAGTTTGATGCTTCAATAAACACGTTTTCATCACCAAAGAAGGAGGAATTTGTTGTTTTCAAATCAATTCGTTTAATCATGTTTTGAGGCTTCAGGTACATGGAACAATTTCTTGCATTTCTTCCATATATTTGCTTTCTTTGAGCATTACTTATGGGCTGTCTTTTTTGCTGTTTGTGATAAAGAACCATATAAGGTGTATTGAACATTGAACCACCATGCGTCATTTCAGAGATTACAGCATTGCACAAATCTCCTGTATTATTCTCTGGTATGTTGTATATTTTATCTAATATAGATTTGCTGGGTTTATTCAACAAATGCACAAAGTTCATCTTACCTGATGTTACAGACTTCTGTTTGGACACATAATATCTGAAAAACACAGGAGTTTTTAGATTTTTGTCAATGTGTCCTCTTACCGATCTTATTTTTCTGAACAAGTCTTGTCTTATAAAATTAATACTATTTCTTGTGCTTTCTATTTTTTTCTGAATAGAAACTTCATATGTTTCGTTTCCATTAAGTTGTTGCCAATCCAGTTTTCCCATGCTCAGTGACAGTTCACTCTCGACATGTGATATTGCTTCTTCAGAAGAAATATGCTGAAACATGCTGTAAAGTAAACTCATCAAGGGGTTGTGGTATGCAACCGTATCTTTATCATGCTGATAGTTAGAACTCTTCTTTTTTCTAGTTGTGTATTCGTATGCGCTAATGCCAATGCTTTTGAGGCCAATATCTTCATTAAGTAGAGACTCAACATTTTTATCGACATCAAGATGCCCTGGGGGTCCAAACGTCTCCTTTATCAATTTCTTGATATTATTGATATACGAGTCCATAGCATCTTTCCACTGTTCCAAATTAGGAAGGCTTTTGCCGCTCTTAGTATAATACAACTTTCCAACATTGAATTCGAAAATAGGTCCGTCAATTTTCTTGTGCCTGATCTTGCGAATCGATGATAATGGAGACGTAGATGATGGAGTCGTGACCTCTTTGCCAATGACTTTGCCAATGCCTGTCACTGCAAACACACTTGATGTATCTTCATGAAGTCCAGATTCGAGTTGGATACAGGACGCCTGGTTGATCAGTGAATGACATAACTCATTTCCTTCTGAACGCGCAGCAGAGTCTACGTAAACCATCACATTTCCTTTTGATTTGTCCTCCGGAAGCGTCACCCTGACAGAGCCCTGTCGTTTCACATCGGGGGAAGTTGATTTGTTCACTTGATTACTTGTTGAACGTATGATGTTTGCCAGCATCAAATTGGCTGTACTGAACAGAGAGAACATGGGAAGCAAATTCCCGGGGCGACGGAAAAATACAGGGTTGAATTCGTCTGTTCCATATATAGACAATGGTTGACCAACTAGTTCGGGTGCTTTCTTTCCGTTCACGGATACGGTGGCGGAAAGGCCTGCCATAGACAGTGCAGTAATGCCTGTTTCCATTTTCAACAAGTCATTTCTTATTTTTACAAATTTCTTTCTGCTTTCTTGTCTAATCTTTGCGTCTATAAATCTTACGTTGTTTGCTTTCTTGAATATGCTATCAAGTCTGTTCAAAAAAGAAATTCCAGTTTTCACTAGTTCCTCTGAATACAATTTTTCCAGATCGTGTTTTTGATCTTCTGTGCCCTTTGCATTTTCTAATTCTTTATTGTAAAACTCAATCTGCCCCTTTACATTCAGTTTTTTGTTCAAAAATTCCTTGCTTATATCAAAAGAAGTAGCTGGTGTGGCTTCAAGTTTTTTAATTTCTACTATTGTTTTGTTTTTCATTTGAAGTTGCTTTGTATATTCCTTTTCCAACTGTGCTCTCGTTTTTTTGGTCAAAGTTGTCTTGGAAATATTCTGCAATTTTGCGGGTGCTTTCTTTTTTCTTCCAGTGGTCGTAGTTGATTTTCTGGATTTTGAAACTGCCTTTGAAGCGCCAGGGGCAAGTTTTCCTGCTGTGTCATCAATGTTTTTTTTCAACTGAATGAGCTCTCGTTTTTTAGCGTCAATCGTTTGCTTCCTGATCTTTGCCAGCTTTTGAGTCTGTTGCGGAGTCTCTAACTTTGTCAGTTTGAACACTGTCGGCTTCTCTGGTGCTTCATTTAGGATTATGTCTTTGTATGATTGGAGAGAGGTTGGAACTACAGAAATGGAGGAGGATCCTCCCCTTTTGACCCATTCTTGTGTCATACTTCCTTTTTTTGGTTTCTTTAACTCGACTTTATCTAGATGATTCAACACATCCATTACAATCGTTTTCACTACGTTTGCTTTCATTTTATCTGAATGGGTCTTTCCAGATTTAGAAAAGCATTTGAACTTGCTATCATTGGTATTAGCGCTCGAGGTAGACATGTCTGACTCACATAATTTCGAAATCATTGTTTGTTGTCGACCCTGCAAGAGACCAAGAAGTCGCTGTTCCTGATTCAGGGTCCCATTGTTGGTGTTAGGGTCTTCCTTAGTAACGATATCATGAACCTTCTTTATATTTGTGAGCGCTCTCCGCCTTGGTTGTAACATCATGTTGTGGATTGGCGCAAACGGAACTTCTAGTGGATATACACAAGGTTTGTCGAAGTCAAATTTTCGTGTAGTGTTTGTAGGAATACTACATGTTGAAAGAGACGCCTTAGGATAAAGGGATACATCTTTCGCAGTGCTCCAGTGGCTTATGAACCCACTGACACCATGTGTGGCATCCGTCACAATAAGTTTACCTGACTTGTTGTATATACTGTTGAAATAGTCGATACAGTCTACCGTAAGTTCTGCAAACGTTACTGCGTATTTATTATTTTTATCACCTTTCATTTTACCATTATTTCCTGTAGACTCTAGGAAGTTTGTGTTTTTTGTGGTATTTTTGATTGTTTCACCAATCATTTCTGAAAATACTTTTAGAGAGAACTTTGAAGGAACCGGCTCCGAACTTATTATACTTGATGCAACTGGTGGTGATCCTCTCAAATTTTGTTTGTTCAAAAACATCTTTGCAAAGTTTTCATTGGATATCCCACCAACATCATCAATTTGTCCATCATCTTCGTTGTTTTCATTGTAATTTTCATCATTATCCTCCTCATTTTCGTTCAACTTGGTCAGAACTATTTTATCATTCTTCTCATCTACTTGCTTGTCCGGGAGCTTGTCCGGGAACTTGGCAGGGATCTTCATAAGACGTTTTCTAGGACGAGGATAAAGAGTATAAACTAAAGCACCCACACCACCGGCACCTGTTACGTGCAATGCGGTTGCAGTCATCAACACTATTTTGCAGCTGTCATGTGCAAACATAAGCACGCCCAGCAACGCAAGAGAATTGACGTATTTGTAATTACCGTCTTTCTGTTTTGTGGAATCGATACATTGGTGACATTCATCGACTACAATCAAAAAGTTTTTAGTGTGTGCCCTTATTTGATCTTTCAAAGTCTTACGCCTTTGTGTGTTATTTTTATCACTAATAGTTAATGTTGATTGAGCAAACGGATTGCTTTTCCCAGGCCATTTATCCGAAAAATCATTCAAGGCACAAAATGACCGAAAAATGAAATCATGTGTGTCGATATAGAACATTCCTAATTTGCTGTTTGTTCTTGACGGTCTGAATTTTTCCCACTGGGATCGGTAAATTCCCTTAAGTACTCTAGAACTAGAATAATCTGAGTCGTCCAGATTCTTAGGGTGAAAATTCCATAATTTGTAAATAGGTTCACCACCGCCCCTATCTTTGAAGATTTCTCTTTGCCAAGTATAAATATTGTCAGAGTCAGGACATGCAACAACAGCGTTCAAGCCTTTTTGCAGGTGATCATTTACAATTTGTATCGCCAATTCCGATTTCCCTGAGCCGACTTCATGATCAACCAGTACGCGCGGGATTTGTTCGGGTTTATTCAAGTTGGACGGCATGGATTTCTTGATTCTTTCTTTTACATACTTTTGTCCATGACTCAACTCAAACTTTCTTTTACAAAACGAGTACGGCACAAAGTCCGAACAACACGCGGTAGAGGTAGCAACAATTTCACCACTTTTAGTTTTTCGGAAGTCTTTAACGGCCTGGACATATCCATTTGGTTTCTTCTTCTTCATTTATTATAATCAACCATTTTTTTTAATCAAATGACACTTTTCAAAGAATAATATCCATCCACACCTCCCCCTCCAGCACCGCCACCTCCTTTGCTTCACCCCACCGAAACTCGTAACCGCCCGTCTGCTTAATTCGCCCACTGCAGCACAACCTGATGTTCCCGCCATTCAACCCCAATTCCCGAGCCGCCTCCTCCCCCGAAACGTACGGCACCCATTCTTCCGCCCCGAGGACGCGTGCTTCAACCGGCTTCGATTGCCTCGGGGCGCTCGACTCGCGGTCCTCATTCGTGGCGTACGAGTGCTTCATTTGCTCGCTCCGATTCGCCCAGCGCAGGTTCTCCAGGCAGTTATTGGACGGGTTGTTGTCTATGTGGTCCACGGTATCCTGGTCGTCCCGCTTGGGGAGGCCGAAGGCGATCGCCATGAGCCGGTGGATTAGGTGGTGTTTGCCGTTGCAAAAGACGCGAACGTAGCCGCTTGATTTGGGTTTGGGGGTGGAGACCACGCCTCTGGACGATTTGAAACGGCCGAGGGAGGAGACCCACGCGGATTCGTACGGCTTCCACGTTTCCCCCTCCAGCACCGCCACC